AGACGACTGCCTGATTGCTTCCAGAACCTGCTGTTCCAGTTCCGGCGAAAAAACAAATTCTTTTTCAGGCACTTCTTTTGTAATACGGCAACGGATATTGATATTGTTTTCACGTAATACTGTCCGTAAATTTGCGATGTACCTGTTAATGGTACTTTCAGTAATATTTTTTTCTCTTAAAACCTGTCTGATTTCATCTATGGTGGTACTGGTGATGTCGTTCAGGTCTATGTCAGAGTACAAGCGGATAATTGTTAGTACTCGTTTGTATGATTTGAGTCCGTCGCTTGTATGCTGCCAGCGGTTAATATAGACCTGCTCCAGTGCCGACGACAAGAAAAGCACTGTTACTTTTTGTTGTTTTCTAAGCTCCTGCTCTACTTTTAGAGCAAGAGTTTTGTTTGTCTGTTTGGTGCTCTTACAAGTACGGACGCCGTTGACAATAAAGTCTGTGTAGTAATACTTTCCCCTCTTAAAAACTGACATGGTTACCCCTTGTAATTACTTCCAAGTCTTAAAGTAGCCCTGGTAGTAAAAGTTGTATGCTGTCTCATTTCTCTTGCAATATCCGCCGGAATCGCTGGTTGCCGAACTGCAACGTAATAAAAGAACTGGATAAACTGCACTGGTATATTTTCATCAATTAATTCTTTTATTTTTTCAAAGTGTTTAATCTCAAAATTAATATCCATGATGTTTCCTTTAGTTAAGGTTAAATCTTGACTCTAAAAGGAAACAATTTCAAAGTCAAGATTCTTGTTTATGTTCAAATTAAATATCCGTCTTCAGTAAACAACCATTCATTATCCGTACATAAATCACTAATATAAGAATCTTCATAGCAAGCTAAAACATTGTCTTCTAATGTCTTGTGAATTGTCCGGCATATTCTTAACCTTAAAGGTTCAAGATAGTTTTCAATAACCCATTCAATCCTGTCAACCAGTTTTTCAGGTATTTCCTGATTAGTGTCCCAGTCAATATAAACCGTTTTTTCATGTACGTACCTGGAAAAACTATCTTGACCATAAACTAAAATTAAATCTTGCTGTAAACATTTTGTAAACATAAAGATATAACTATCATATTTATTACAATTAACTAATGTATTTTCGATAAGTTCAGCATCAAGAGCAGTAAAAGTGAAACTTGTACCAGAACCTTGACTAAAAGACACATCATAACGTATTTTAGGGTCAATAAATCCCATTTTTTCAAGTTTTTCTTTCCAATGTTCTTGTATATCTTGGAGAATAATTTCAATAGAAATTTCAACCAAGTCATGTTTTATTTTTTCTCTTACTGCTTCAGATAATTCCATATATTCGTATACAGTGTTTGTTTTTTGTTCCATAATAAATTTCCTCCTGTTTTGGCTACACTTTAAAATTGACTTCTAAAGTGTAGCTTTTAGTTTACATTAAGATTCTAAAGGTTCGTCACAATAGTAATAAAATTCATTTAGGAAGTGTTCGAACCTTTCTGTATTCATGTCATACAGTTCCCATATATCCAGTACGGTTTGACCTTGTACTTGGTTTTCATAATCCACCAGACTTATTCTGATTTGGCTGTCTTCATTCAGAATAAGTAAATTAAAACCGTCAAAATCCTTTTCGATAAGCTCAAAATAACCTGATTTTATGTCTTTTTTCATGTTTAAAAATTCTTTTTTGGTTAACATTACGCCTCCTATAGATATTTATATATTATATCATTAGTTTCCCTTTCCGGTAACAGTCCGTAAACCGTTACTGTTACCGTTAGTTTAAATTTCCCTTTTTGGCTACACAATTAGAATCTGTAAAAAACATAACAAATACCTTCTACATATTCACATTCAAAATCTGATGTGAAAAGGTCATTGGCATAACTATCATAGTCAAAATAATATCTTAGGTGCTCTGGTATACTTTCAAGTTCGCCAGTATCATCAAGTAGACACTCCACAAAATCACGTTCGCTTTCATAGCTTCCTTGATAGCAAGCTTCAAAGCCTGCTTTTGTGACCCATTTTTGTCCGGTTATGTTTACATAAGCTATCCAAGCATCGCCATGCTCTTCCACCATTTCAACATATTCAATTAGAGTTTCGATATCTTCATATTCTGAAATTGTATCAAAACCTTCGTAGTCATGGATAGCGAACTCTTCAGCCAGTTCGCCTGTTTTTCTTGCTGTTGGCGAGTCTGCCAACATTTCTTGTATTTCTTCCATAACTTCATCATGATTTTTGTTTTCAAGGTCAATCCAAGTGCCGTGAAGGATTCCAGCATTATAATCTGTTAGTGAAGCAACATAGATTTGGTATTTCATTTTATTATCTCCTATATTAATTAGTTAATTTTATTGGCGGCCGTAACCGCCAGGTATTATTTATTGAATATTTTTTCTATTTCTTGTCCAGTATAATCTTAATCTATCATAAAGGTCACAACACAATCAACTATTCAATAATTTCTTTAACATATCCTCTATATATATTGCCTTTCCCGTATCTACGATTAGAGCAGCCTGCTACAAGATATTTACCATTTAAGAAATTTTTTGATTTTATATCTCTCACAGCAACGATACCAGAACATATATAAGCTGATTGACCAGTGCCAAGCTCCTCATATTCATATCCTAGAGCTTTCATCACACTGTCAACTTCATCGTTCATATTAGGGAAAGCTGAAAGGATAGTTTTAATTTTTTTAATTTCTTTTTCAACTTTGTTAGCTTTGATTGTATTCATTTTATTTCTCCTTGTTAAAGTTAATTCCGTTGCCAAAACAAAAAAGCCACACAGAACAAATCTGCATGGCTTAAATATTATATTTCTACTAGCTCCCAGCCTTCTTTGGCTGTAACAGAAATTACTTTGCCATTTGGCAATTCTTTTTTTTCCCGGCGGTCGTTATGGAAAACAAAGACAGACGGAACTTGGCCTGCATATCCAGGCTCCACTCTTGAGCAGGCATCTTGGAATCCTGCATTTTTTGCAAGTTCAGCCAGCAACAACGGAACTGGCGAACAAAAGACAACATTGTCTTTTGCGAGTTCTTTTGCCTTTTCCATTATTTCAGGCAAAGTCCAGCCGTCAGATGGAACTTTTAGAAACTCCCAGCTTGGAAACTGGGTATTTAAGATTTTTTCTTGTTCTGGCAGCAATGAATGCTGCTCATTAATAATAATTCTTACCATGATATTTCCTCCGTTAATTATTGATTACATTAAGCGGAACTGTGTATATAATTCCGCTGTTATTGATTTGTTTGATAATACTACCTAATTGAGCATCGGTTACATACTCATTATAGGCAATTCCTACTATCTTTGTTTTCGCAGGAATTATCCAGTATTCCGGTCTGCCATAGTTGACATTGCCATCAAGACTATCGGCGGTAGCTTTTCTTGTGCCGTCGCTGTTAATTTCAGACCAGCAATCATAGGAGAAGGACTCTTCAGGAGTGCCTTCTACAATAATACCGATTACAGGCTTATTGTAGTTCCTGATTAATTGTCTTGCTCCCAGGTCGGAAAAACAGACTTGACCTTGAATGGACATGAAATCAACAATCTCAGGGATTCCGTTATTACAAATATGAATGTAATATCCATATTCATTAGGCAAATCGCCTTCAATTTTGTAATACAGCGGAAAAAGTTCTTCATAGCCGCTGTATACAGCTTGAGACTTATTTCTGCCCTTTTTTTCGTTCAGCTTATGCCATGCAGCTGAACAAATTTCTAAACAGCTATCTTCTGATACAGATAATTCTGCATCATAAAAAAGGTTGTATTTTTTCCTTAGATAGCTGTTTATCATTTTTTCCTCCTGTTTTTGTTTGTTGTTGATACTAAATATAAACTACTACATATCCATTGTCAACAACTTTTTTATCAAATAATGTCGATTTGTGATAACTATTTGAAATTACTAGCAATAAAATTTTAAAGATTGCTGGTAGTTAGGCTTTTTGTTAGGCTATCAGTTTGTTAAGGTGTCACAAAAAAAAATAGATAACAATAAAACTAGAGGTTAATTAAAAGGAATACTATTAAGATAACGAAAAGAAACACAGGAAAAAAAAAAATAGATAACCAAAATCAAACATACTTAACAAGAACTATTCCTTATTGATAACCATTATTAATAAAGAAAGATTATCCAAAAAAACAGACAAGTCAATTAAGACTTGCCTTCAGCGATACCACAATAACCCAACAAGGGTTTATCAATCCCTTGCATGCCTTATCAATCAAGTCTTTCAGCGACACTTACGGGAAAACTTACGGGAACTGCTTTATTATTATAGTTTTCCGGCAGAGGATTTAAAGCTAATTTTCCACCAGGCTAAATTGTAACAGGTACTCTATTTTAAGCGGAGGCCCGCCAGGGGGACAAGTCGGGCTGACTCACCACGATAAAGCTACTCAAATTTTTCCGTCAGTTTTTCAAGCCTAATTCTAGCAGTGAACTTCCAGTCTTACCTTCAACCTACTTCTAGCAGTACACCTTCAGTCCTACCCCAAGCAATCTTCAAGCACAGCACTTCTTAAAGCCTCGTCCCTCAGCCATAAACTTGTAAGTCCCTTTAGCCTTCTGGCAGATTAAAGGGACTAGAAATTTCAGTTAATATTTATTAGTGTTCTTCAATACGTTCCCTGAAAGTATGTTCAGCACCTTCAGAATACCATTAACTATCTTGTCATCTGTTTTTGTCGGAGTAAGAGCAGTGATAGCGTTCGCTCCAAGACAAACAAGTCCTAGTCCTTCTAGTGTTGTAAAATATATTTCCATTAGTTCTCCAATTTAAAATTTGTTAATATGTTTGAAAGTTCATTGAAAGATTTTCTGATAGACACCTCAAGTCTTGGACAAGTAATCAAGACATAAGGCTTATAGTGTTTTAAATGTTTAATTGTTGTCTGTAAGATTAAAGTGTCTCCCACCTGTAAATCTTCAAACATTCTTGCTTTAGTAGGTTTAACAATTTCTGTAATCCTACATGTAGTTTCCATTTTAATCACAGTATCTCCTGTAGTTCTGATAAGCTTCCCTTGCAGTGCCCTTACCGAGCTTAGTATTGTAATACTTCTTCCAGTATCTCGCCATTCCCATAGCATCACTTGGGATAGGCTCTGGTATGCTCAAGTATTTTGCCCTGCAAGCCATAATACTCTTATCAAAATCAACTATCAGTGACATAGGGTCAGGACTAAAGCACCCCTTCCAGCGTTTAGACAGAACCCTGTCAAAGATATCCTTGTAAGTTTTAGGTTCAATCTGAAAAATACTGAGGGCAGGCCCTGAAATCTGAGTCAGGTAAGTTCCAAGCTTACTCTCCTGAGCAGCAGTAAGCATTAATAGTTCTTGAGCTTCAAGTGAATACACATCATAATTCTGTAAGACAGTCTTTATTCTGTCTCTTAGCCAATCTTTGTCTAGCAATTATCCTTTCTTTAATCTTAATGTTAATCTAAAGCTACCCTTATAGTTAATCTAAAGTATATCTATAGTACATCTAAAGCATGGCTTTCAGTTAATCTAAAGCTACCCTTATAGTTAATCTAAAGTATATCTAGAGCTACCCTTATAGTTAATCTAAAGTATATCTAAAGCTACCCTTATAGTTAATCTAAAGTATATCTAAAGATACCCTTCCAGTTATACTACCAGTCTACCAATAGATACTCTTATAGTTATACTTATAGTTATACTTATAGTATCTTTCCCTCTGGGCTTCCTTCCCCATAGTGTCGACTTGGGTGAAACCCTTGTCATTACTGGCTTTTAGCTCCCCTCTTAACTTCAAGTTAACTTTAACTATCTTCCTCTCTGGTTATAGTAAGGGTGGTCTATAAAATACAGGGAAAAAATCTTTAAAATTTTTAACCTATACTAACCTATAGGGTAACTTGTTTTAATAGCTTCTCGTTAGGCTTTAGTACCTTCTCGTGTCTTTTTTATTTGTTCTTAGGTCAGCCTTTTTTCAGAATTTTTCCCCGAATCTTAAATCTTACTAATCCAGTTAAGGTTTGCAGGTTTACCTGAAGCTACCCCTGTGAAACCTGTAATCTGTTCTATGAAATTTTCCTGATACTTCTGAAGCATTTCTATTTCCCAATCTTCAGCAGCTTCTTCAGAGTCCCTCGCCATTGCATTAACCCAATACCTGACAGCCCCTGCCAGAGCTTCAAGTTTGTCATCATGTTTAAGACAGCCCCTGTCTTTAGTAATTCTTGTAAGCTGATAAAAGAGTAAATAAGGTAATTGTTTGTCGTCTCTTTCCAGTACCTGTAGTTCCTTTTCAAGTATACTTTTATTTACTACAAGCCTATGGCTATTCATAACAGGTTCAAGGTCTTGAATAATTCTAAGTTCTTTTTGGCTGTGAACTTTTTCCTCTTTTAAAGCACACTGAAAGTAATACTTATTGAGAACAGGTTGAAAGATTTTAGTAAACATCCCATCGCCAAAGTTGTCTTCAACTATAAGTAAATTTACCTGTTCATCTTTAGCAACTTTAGCAAGTCCAATCAGGGTCTCATCTTCATAACCACCTTTAAATCCTCCGCTTGCTGTCAGATAAAGTTTACCATGCAACTGCTTAACAACTGCGTAAGCTGTCTCGTCTTTCTTTTTTTTTACACAGTTAGTTTAACAGCTGTCCACCCTTTGTGGTGTTTTCTTAATCCTTTAGCAACCTTTCTAAGATTTTGAGGTGTCAGGTTATGTTCTTTGCAAAAAACTGTAAACCTTTCAGGGGTATATGTAACCCCTTCAGGGTCTACTAAAAGATACTTTTCACCTTTACCGGCATTATGCGGAACATGCCCTTTTTTAAACCTTCCATCATCAGGGTTACAATCTGGACATAGGTGTCGGATATTTCGTACACCATGTGCTAAATGCTTTCCACAATTCTTGCAGACAACTGTGGGTCTATCCCCTCCGGCCTGTATGTTCCAACCAATGTAACGTGTAGGTCTATACATATACTCTTTTTCTAAAGCTACTTCTTTATATCCTCTATACAGTTCTACTATTTGAACTTCTTCTTTAGGCAGTCCTCTAAGTATACTACCAATCGGACGTTTACTGTGATAATGTTGACCTAATCTGTACTTTATACTTCTTTTTGTCATGCCAACATAACCTTGAGTGTATACATCAGTCATTTCGGAAGTTTTTATCCAATAGACTTTATATAACCTTTGTTTAGTCATACTAATATTCCTTTCTTACACATATTTTGTTTTGATTTTCTTTATTACTAAAGGGTCGGACTATCTCTTCACTCTATATGAGTGCCTACCGCTTCCACCTTTTTAGGTGTACTTATAGTCTCTGAACTTTCCTAAATTGTTTAGGCTTAGCTGCTGATTGTCCTCATGATAAGGATTTCCAGCAATTCAATAGGTTTGTTTAAAGGAAGAAGCAAAGACGAGAACTTACCTCTCCCTGAAGGGTCTACATACATCACCGAACCTTCATACTCAGTCCATTCTTCAGACATATACATAGGTTTATAATAGCGGTCACCAGTAAATCCTAAGTTCCTCAAGCCTTTGATTTGTTGTTCTGGAGCTGAACCGTACTGTAATTTTACAGGTGCTACCTCCAGATTAGTATTCATGAAAATTAAATCGGATAACTTGAGGGGATATCTTTCAAGGTCAGCAAGAGTTGTATCAAGCATGAACTGAAGCATAAAATTTGATTTACCTGCTGACAGCTCTCTTTCAACTAAATCAGCATCTGAAAATCTACTATCAGTAGGCTGCCAGTGTTCACCTTGATTATATCTCTTAACTATACTTTCAGCGAGACAACCAAAATAACTGTCAAGCTTACCAGGCATAGGAACTCTTGCAGTCCAGATTTTTCTGGAATAACCTTTTTCAGCGAACAGGTGATTATAAAGACTTTCTTCAGTATGCGGAGTACCTAGAAAAGTAATACTTGTGTCACCTTCAGGTGTCAGAATACTTTCAAATTCTGCCACAGTATGTATCAGTTTTTCTCTTGCTTCCTGAGTACTACTGTTATTACCTACTTCAATATCATCTGCTATAATTTTAGTTGCACGGCTACCTGTAATCTGTCCGAATATACCTGAAGATTTAACACTCGGAGCATGAGCAGGTTTACAAGTTCCTACATCCCAAGCAATATTGCTTGACCTGTGACCTCTTTTCGGAGTCAAATGTCTGAGTATTGGCATATCCCTGATAAGCCTGTGACAGAATATCGAAAAGTCATCAGCCCTTCTTTTGTCTGCACTTACTATCAGAAATTTTTCATTTTTATTACGAAGAAGACACCAAAGCACAAAAGCACTGGTTATCCATGACTTGCCTATACCTCTGAAAGCCTGAAGTATTTTTCGCTTACCGCCGTGCTGAAGGTAATATGCTACTTCAAGCTGTAATGGTGTTGGTGGAGGGAGACCGAGTTGTTTCCAGACTAATGCCAGAAACACCCTGAAGTTTGTTAATATAAGGTATAGTTCTTTGTTTGTCTCTTTAATTTAATCCTAACTCTTCAATAAAATCTTCTAAAGAATTATCTTCAAGTATGTTGCCTTTCGGTTTTACATCCTCAAGACTTATAGCATTATCTTTAAGTAACTGTATTAAACACTTTTGTTCCTGACTGGAAAGCTCTTTAGAATCCAGTTTATGTTTATAAAAATCTGTAAGAGACTCAAGCAGTCCTGTCAGTTTTTCTTCAAGTTTTGCTCTATCTATTTTACACCTACCTTACTTTGTATACCTAACCAAATCAGGCCAAGCAGTCCTCCAGTTAATATTGTGGCAAGAGAAGCAAGTACAGCTTTAGTAACTGTCCCCATATCTGTTTGTACTTTTTTGATGTAGCGGTGGTGTTCAATATGTTCCTGACATGAAATCCCTACATCATTCAGACAGCAGTTGTGGTCTTTCATAGCTTCTTTTATAGCTTCCCTTACTGCTGTTTTCAGTTCTTCGTTACTAATATTACTCCTTTACATATTTTTGCAGTTTACCTGCGATTGTTGGTTTAGATGTTTCCCCCATAATCGCTGAAGCATTAAAATTTATTTGTCTCTTGTATTCTTCAAGTAATTCTTTGTCTGTTGCTAACAGTCGTTGTTTTGCAATATTCCTAAACGCTGAAATCTGGTTACGTATAAGTTTTATTTTAAAATCTGAGTTTTTGCCTGCCTGAAAGCCTGGACTTGCTATAAGATTTTCAAGAACCTTTTTCACAGGAAGTTCACTGAGAAAATCATTATATTTAGCCCATTGTTCCCTGTTCAGTTTTATTGATACACCGTTACTTCTGAAGACATCTGTAGGTTTGCCAATATTCATTCCTAAACCCATTATGGTACGGACAACAATATCATCAGTTTCCTGTCTTGTATTCAGCCCGAAAACTTTTTCTGTCTGTTCCATAGGTGTTCCATAAAGAGGGTGACGTTTAATAGGAACTCCGTTCAAATAAAAGTAACTATAAATTTCATGCAGAGCTGTTTCCTTTTCACGTACAAAATCATCTACCAGAGCCTTTTGTGTGTTGGATAAAAGTGTCGCAAAAGGTATGGCTTTAGCTCCCTGTCTTGCTGCGTATTTACCCCAGTCTCTTCTTTCAGGATTTCTAAACATTTCAAGAGTGTCCATTAAGCCCTGAGCAAAAGTCTTATTAATGAAAGGTTCTGTCATAACAGCCATAAAAGCTCCCATTACTTCGTCCAGTCTATCTTCCACAAGTCCTGCTGTTTCATCATCGAGATAATGTCTGTCAAAAGTATCTAAAGCTCTGGCAAGGTCAGCCCCAAGTCCTACAAGAGTAGCAACATAATCCAGACGGTTATAGTCTACCCATTTATCTCCTATCTTATAACTGTACTCGTTGCCTCCAAAAGTATTGACAGTTTCTCTAATATCTTCCGGTGTTCTTCCTGAAAGTTCCCCATCTTCATAAGCACTTGCACCCCATATTATTATGGCTGTACCTCCAAGCATCCCTGCAATGGCTTCATACCTTTCTACACCTCCTGCTGCGAGTTGTCTTTGAATTTTTCCAGAAAGAAGGCCTAATGGTGTTTGTCTTCCAACATACTTACTGATATTAAGAATAATTTTATAAAAAGGCATAACAACAATTCTCGCTACAAGTCCAGGGTTTGTGGACAACCATTTATCTATAGCCCTTCCTGAACTATGTTGAGCAAGTTCTGTGTAGGTAATTTCTCTTCCTTTTTGTATGCCTTCATAAAATCTTTCTTTAGATACGTTCTGTAAAGAACCATAGTAAACTTTTTTGACTTCGTCTAAGTTACCGCCTGTTAATTCTACAGCTTCTCTCCATGCTTTACTGTGGATTTCACTATAAGTGCCTATATTTTTAAGCAACTCATCAGTCGCCGCAAGACCATGAAAGGGAAGTTTTAAAAGTAAATCACCTACAGCCTTATAAAAACCTTTTCCTTCAAGACCAAACACCTCTTTAAATTTGTTAGCATCTTTTGAAATTAACTGAGTACCTTCCATAAACTTACTGTCAGTAAGGGTATCTATTTGCCCTCTGCTTGAAAACAGTGCTTTCCATACACTACCAGCTTCACTATCCATATCCCATGCTTTTTTAAAACCTTCCTTTAAAACTTTAGGCTGGTAGAAGTTCTTTTTGTTTACTCCAGGTAATTTAAAACTTTCTTTAATTCCCTGCTTAGTACCATGAAACCAAGCTGCAATTTCAAGAGCCTGTTTAGCATCTCTTTTTACAATTGCTTGTGTTCCTGTTCCTACAAATCTTTTATAAGTTTCATTAGTATATGCAAGAGTACCCCCAGCAAGGTTTATAACATGAGTTGTCGACCCCCATAATAAGTTTGCTTGAATACACTCAAGGAAATTTTTAAGGTTTTGATTTGCTTTAGTTGTTCCGTATTTAGCAACATGAAAGCGGACTTTATCATCTTTAGCACGTTTGTAGGTTTTAATAACATTATCCATAGCTTCTTCAGCTAAAGCTTTCTCAGCATTGTAAGTTTTCTTTAAACCTTCATCAAGCTTACTGATATCTACCTGTAGTGCTTCTTTAAACCCTGAGAATCTAAAACCTCTTCCCATTTCAGCCCTGATACCTCTAACCTGATTATCTATTTCAATTAAGTCAGACATGGCTTCAATAACCTGAGTCTTTTCTTCAAAAGTCAGAGTTTCTTTTTGAAGCATTTTATTAATCTTATGAGCCTGAGCCTGTATAATCTGATTAACAAGAGCTATCCTTTCATTCAGGTACTTGGTATCTTTGAACAGAGAACCTACAGCTTTCTTTGCCTCGTCTATTCCTCTGCCGCCAGTAAGTCTGTCATACTCTTTAATACTGTTGGCTCTGGTGACAGAATCCTTCTGAACCCCTCTGGTATACTGCTCAATGACATCATCAGACATCGACCGGACACCATTCAG